TTATTTTCGTCCGTTTTTTGTGAAAAAGGGGGAATTGGCCTTTACTAGACCATTGGGGGACCTGCGTTTGTGGCTTATACGGCGTCTGGTGACGTCGTTTTCTCGGGGGGAATGAAATTATCCCGGGTAGGCATTATGCCCTGGCGGTGCCTCCAATAGAGAATCCCGTCAGCTCGCCAGCATTGATTTTATCCCAAATTGCTTTATTTCTTACCTTAATCAGCATCCACCATGCGCCGGCTTTTATCGTATCGTTCCCTTTTTGGATATCTTGCTCTGGCTGGAAGCTTTCCAGGATCGGGAATTCATAGGACCGGCCCTTGTGCATAACTTTAATCCGGCTGGTATTCTTTGCATAGGATTCCATGAATTTATACATGGCTTTCTGGATCTCTGCGCTGTCGGTATAGTCTTCCTGGCTATCCAGCTCACTCGGCCCGTAAATTACCCCTCCAATTATCTGCTGCTGGGGATCGAGCTTGATAAACCTGAACATTGGCCTCTCTTTGGCCTTTGAAAATTTGATTTTTTCCCGCTCTTCTTTCCAGGCTTCTTCGTCGTCCCATTCATGCTTTTCATACCATTTATTAGGCATCCCGCATACGTCTCCGATCGGCTGCTCGTCTCCGCAAGTTAGGCAGCGGGGGTGCCCATTGGGAAGGGTATATTTGGCGGCTTTAAAGAGGTGGGGAAATTTGGCCTTTGCTTCGTTTTCTTTAATCTGGGCTGTTTCGGCATCGCATTCTTTGCGCTGGGCGGGGGAGAAGTCTTTTCTCAATGGACTCGTATGGTAGTGGGGATCTTGCTTTCCGGCGGCTGCGAATCTCTTTGCTTTGTGACTTTCAGCATGTTTCCTAGCTTCGATTTCGGACCAGACCTCCGTTGAATATAAATACTCCATTTCCGTTAGACTTTTTTGGCCTTTCAAGTGGCCCATAAGTACGGTATATTTTTTACCTTGTGCCTCCCTGGTAGTCGATACCCATGGTTTTTGTTCGAAATCTTCATGATTCCGCAAAATACATTCGTGGCGTGTTGATGCTTTTTCTACTAGCCGCGTTTTATCGATATTGGCCGTTTTTTTATGCTCTTTTATCCATGCCCGGGCTGTGGTCATGGTCCATTTTTCCTTGTCAAATATATAGGTCCTGATGCGCTTTTCCTGGCCGCAATAAAGGGCCTGAATTCCCTGCTCTTTATCCAGGGTCATGGTCGCTGTCACATCGCAAGGGTTGCCGACAGGAATCCTGATCTGCGTTTCTGTAACTTCCGGTTTCTGGATATCGACAGTCCTTTTTTCGGTTTTGATCCTTTCTGTCTTTTCCCGGTTATTGAGAATTAGATCGAAAAGCGGGATATGCTCTTCTCCTGGGCCTTCGGGAGCGTAAGTAAATGCAGCTGGCAATCCAGTATCTTTCAAGATTAGAGCTGCGACGGCCTGCTCCAGATCCTCGCAACGGGTGTCCTCCGAGTCCTGAATTATAACCTCGATGGCTTCGGCTGCTTTGGGAGTCTCCAAATATTGGCCCCCGATAGAAATATAGTTTTTTACCACAGGGATCTTCCCGAATTTCGAAACATTAACATGCCGCATAGCGCTTTTAAATAGAGCTATATCGATCGAGGTTGTGGTTGGGATGGGAAATTTACGCCGGACCATTTCTGTCCTCACTAATTTGTACTTGGCCATAAAGTCTGTCCGCTCCAGATCCTCCCATTTGGCCCTATCGTTTCCTTCGAAATTATTCATGTGGATCTGGATGCATCTATGCCGTAGATCGAGCAATATGCGGTCCGTAATTTTTTTATCTTTTAATGCTTCCGGGGTTACGTCTTCGATCCTCATCGTTTCCTCTCTCCCTGTTTAAATTTACAGTGCGGGCTTATACATTTCAAAATCGTTTTCCATCCTGCCCGCCTCATGCGGCAACAGGCCGGCCGCCGGAAAAGCCCGGAGCCGCACTTGGGGCATTTTGTGTCGGGTATGATTACCGTGCTCATAATGTTTTATCATTTTATTCTAGCGCCATTACCCAGGCGCACTCGCAATTCGGATGAGCTGGGATCAGATCTCCAGCTTCTTCTATCGTATAAACCTTCCCGTTATTGTCAATGCAGATATCGCAGCATTCAGGATCAGCTACCCATTGCACTTTATGGATTCCAGTTCTTCCGTAGGCATCCAGGGTGCCGGCCGAGAGGGCCCGGGCCGTCTCCGTCCGTGCTATCATCATTGCTCGGTATCGGATAGCCCTTTTTGTGTATAGGTCCATCGCTTTTTGAATCGCGGCCACTTCGACTTCGGCGGCTATCATCCGGGCCTGGAGGGCCTGGAGCGCGGCCTGCTGTCGGGCGTTCATTCCAACAGTATTCCTGATCTGCTTCGCCATTTGCTGCAGCGTGGCGCCCTGGGCGATCTCCATTCCTATAATCGCCGTAAGAGCCAGCCGTGTCTGATCAGTTATGTTTGTGACTAGTTCATTAGAATACTCTTCGGCCCATTCGATAGAAGCTATGCCAATAGGATCTGTGCGCTCCTGTTTTTTGATTCTGGATTCTGTTATCTCACGGCTGCCGATTACATAGATTTTCTGCATGGGCTCTTCATAGATCTGCGTTCCGATTTCAACGATGTCTTCCCAATCTGCAAGATTGCTGACAATTTTTTCCGGAGTCTTTCCCCTTAAATGCCGACTGCCGCGGTTTATTTCTTTCTGTAGGATCTCCATATATTCACGACTTGCTCGAGCAACCATGGGCTCATTTCGCCGGACCTCTCTGCGGTGCTGCCGCTGGCGGCGCTGTGGTCCGGAGATTGCCTTATAGACTTCATCTACGGCTTTAGAGATCTCTACTAATTCAAGCATTTTCTAGCTGGTACGTCTTCCTTTTTTCCCGGGGAATTGGTATCCAGGCGTAGAGATTCTGTTGCCCTGGGCCATTTCCTTTGCTTCCTCTCTCATCGCTTTGAGGTTCTCATCGCTTATCTCTTTGATGTAGGCAATATTCACGTCCTGCAGGACGGATATCAGCAGCGGTCCTCCATCTCCTGCAATTCCACGAATCATCGGAGTTGATTTAAGGAGCTTTTTTATTGTAGCCTCATCCAGCTTTCCTGTGGCCGCCAGTGTGAGTGGCGGGTTTTTCAAAAAATAAAGTATCGGCATTTAGCCCTCCATATTTAAATTCCGGCATCGCCGGTTTGATTTTGCCTTAATATCGCGTCTTCTATCCTGCCTTTTAACTGCTCGAGCGTAGCTGTCATAATTGCTTCCCTTTTCTCCATCGACTCTTCGCCGATCGGGACATAATTGGCTGCAACGAAATATTGATTGCCTTCCTCATAGGCTGGCCGGCCGACTTCGACGGCCGCCATAGATGGTGTAATGGCTCCTATCGAGACTTGGGTTTGCAGTCGTTTGGTTAGAGCATCCATATCCCGGGTATCAAGTGGATTCCATTCAAATCGATATCTCTTAAAGCCGAGCCCCTCTCGTATGATCTTTTTCGTTATGGTATTTCCGGTCGTTTTTTTCAGCGGGGATACAATTGAATTCCCATAGATCTTTGTCATTTCTTCTGCTACTCCGCCGCCCAAGGATCCAACTTCTGCTATCCCGATCCGATAGGGTGGCATTTTATAGGAGCTCAATACGTCCTGCTGCAGGATTTTTATATAGATCTTAAACGCGGCTTCATCGACTTTAGTGGCCAGCGGGATCCAAGTCACCTCGCCGTCCCGGGGCGGTTTTATAACCAAGGTCTTGTGAGCATTCCCGGATCCTCTGATTTCAACGTCAATAAAATCGGTTATCTTCTTTGCCGAGGCTGCTTTCCAGCGGCCTTTCAAAATAACCAGGGCCTGTGGCACTCCGTAATTTTCAAAAAAAGATAAGTTATAATCCCGAATTCCCATAAGGCCAAAAACGCTGGCTACAGAGGGGAGGATCGCCGGGACTCCATAATAGTCTGATGGCAGATAATATCGTTTTCCAAATATCATCTCATGGGCAAAATGTACTGAGTTTTTGACAGATTCACCAGTGGCTTCCGATATCTTATCTTCGCTGCCGAATTTTTTA